GTAAAGCAAATGTATTTTGATAACGACAGACCAATAAACGAGAACCTAGACCCAATAGAAAGACTCGAAAGAAGTGATGCAAAGAGTAGGCATAATAACAAAAGCTCAAGATGAACGACCTAACAGACAACGAAAAAGAAATAATCAAATTTTTACGAGAAGCTAAGCCTTATGAAACTGTGTCTATTCAAAAGGATTCTAACGGAAAGCCTGACTATTACATAATCACCAGAGAACAGAAAGTATTTTTTAGATAGTTTATCCACAGGGTATTTGCTTGACAGGGGAAAAAGTATTATAATTAATTTTAATAGTAGCGTCTTGTAGGAAAACTAAAGACATAAATGAAGATTTATGTTAAAAATCCAACAAGAACTAGAACAAATCAAAAGTAATTACGATAAAACCATTGACTTAGTTGATGGGCTTGCTTTCTCTCAAAAGAAACAAATAAGAACGATTGAGTTTTATAACAACTCAAGGTATTTAAACGGACAAAAAGACGAACTGGGCAGAGAAAAGCCCTTTATGCAGATACTCAACGCTATCTGTGACGTAGAGAACACTGCTAAAGACCTAGATACTAAAGACATTCAATTAACCTCAGACGATGCTAACCACTACCTAGAGTCGTGGCTTCTGTCTAAGGATATTTATGTTTGGATGAAGGATGTGAACTTCGCTAAGACCCTAAACGATATGCGAGATATGCACACTCGCTACGGCTCACTTCTAGTTAAAAAAGTAATGACAGACGGCGAACTTACCCTAGAACTACCTGAATGGAAGAACTTAATCACAGACCAAAGAAAGATAATAGAACGCCCTATCATTGAAACCCACTGGATGACTGCTATTGAAATTGCAGATAAGACTGAATGGGAAAGCAAAGAAATACTACAGAAGTTAGAAAACTCACACGCAAACAGAACAGTGCCAGTCTACGAGCTACGAGGAAAATTCTCTAAGGCAATGTTCAAAGACGCCAACGGTGAGAAGTACAGCGATGCAGATAAAAAGAAATTCTCTTACCAACTCTATTACATAGCAGGACTTCCTAGTGAAGACGAAGGCAACGTGGACATTACTGCTTTTGAAGTTCTATACTCCGAAGATGATACTGAAAAGGTCTACAAATACCTAGCCCGAAAGCCTAAAGCAGGTAGAGCCTTTGGTGTTGGCGTAATGGAAGAAGGCGAAGAAGCCCAAGTATGGACCAATGACGCTATTCTAAAGCAATACAGAGCTATGGAATACACCACTAAAGTTATCGGTCAGACTGCTTCCAAGAAACTTAAAGGTAGAAACTTACTTACCGAGACAGACGATGGAACTATCCTTGAAACTGAAGATAACAAGCCCATCACAGCCCTTAATCTCTTACCAAGTGGAGGACTAAATCAATACAGTCTGATTATAAGCCAATGGTATGCTCAACTCGAAAAGACTACGAGTGCTTATGCCGCACAACGAGGAGATGCTCCACCTTCAGGAACTCCATTCAGACTACAAGCCACAGTATTACAGCAATCATCAAGCGTCTTTAAAGTATTACAGCAAGAGTTCGGCATTTTCATTACAGAAATCTTTGAAGACTGGGTTATGCCTTACCTTGCAAAGAAATTCACCAAAGAACACCTATTATCCTATGACTTTTCTCCAGAAGAACTAAAAGAAATTGACTCTAAATTCTCAACAAGACACGCAAATGAAATATTTAAAGACCGAATACTCTCAGGTGGAGACATAACAGCAGAAGAATATCAGGCTTTTATGGATAATGCTGATGAGTTTATCAAACAAACCAAGAGCCAACGCTTTGTAGACATTCCTAAAGACTTCTACAAGAACCTAAAAGTCAAAGTAACTGTAAACATTACAGGTGAACAGAAGAACAAGGCGGCAACTCTTGAAAGTCTAAACAATATCTTAGTCACTTACGCTTCAAACCCAGAACTAGCCAATGACCCTGTAGCATCACAACTCTTAATGAAGATTATAGAGCTTTCAGGTGCAGGAATCAGTCCAATATCAATCACGAGTGCTATTGCAGAAAAATCCAAAGAAGCACAAGCCCAAATGGCTATGCAACCAACGGGACAAACTCAACCTAGTCCAATGAGCCTATCAGCTAACGCAACACCACAAAATGCCTAATTTACCAAGTGCCTTGCAGGATTTTTATTTAAACGAAGTTATGCGTGAAGATGTCAAAACATATTTGACTCAGTTTTTGACAGACAAAGCAGTAACAAAAGTGTTCGCTCAAGAAGACACTAAAGCAATAGCCGAGGCAAAGGATGTAATAGATGAAGCATTTTCTCACTTAGAACTATTATTTCCCAGTAAGTCGGCTGTGAAAGATATTGTAAATGAAAGTAGATAATATGCCAAAAGGAAAAGGAACTTATGGGAAGAAAGTAGGTAGACCAAAGAAAAAGAAATAAAACTATGTCCGAGATGACATTAAACTAGCAAATCGGCTCTGCATTAAACCGACTAACGCTTGGTAGTAAGCATAATCTACTAAAAATCTATGTCTGAACAAGACGAAGATGTCGCTGTAGACACAAATACAGAGGGTGAGGAAGCTACCAACAGCAACGAAACCAGTGTAGAGGACACTGTAGACTTAGCAGAAGAGTTAGAGAAAGAGCGTCAAGCAAAATCTCAAATTCTCGCTAGAGCTAAAAAAGCAGAAGCAGAACTCAAGGAATTGAGGAAAGCAGAAGCCCCTCACATTAACAACGACCCACAACTTTCAGATGAGCTTAAACTGATTGCTCGTGGACTATCAGATGAGGAGATCGATAAGGCTAAGTATATGGCGAAGGGTTTAGGTATAAGCCTCCCAGAAGTCATAAAACATCCAGACTTCCTAGACCTTCAGGCGACGCTGAAGGAAAGGAAAAGAAAGGAAGATGCTAAACTCGGTGCTTCAAAAGGTTCAGGTGAATCGAAAGATGATACCTTAATCAAACCCGATATGACCCGTGAGGAACACCAGAAGGCTTTCAATAAAGTGATGGGCAGATAACATTATAATAATTTATGGCAACAGGTACATTTCCCACAGGAACTATGAGTTCGACCACATTAGCGTCGAATATCCCGTTAATCTGGGGAGAAAAAATCAACGAATTCTTCAAATTGAAGATGGTGTTGGCAGACTTCTTCACAGACCGTTCTTCAGAGTTAGCAGATGGAGGCTCAGCCCTTTATACTCCTAACCTGACAGAGTTCGCAGCAGCAGTTAAAACAAACGCTACTGCCGTTAATACCATGGCGGCATTGATTATCCAACTGAAACAAAGTATAATGAGTGTATATGAAAAACAAATACATTCGTTCAGCACATTGTCATTCGTGTAATAAGATTATTGATAAACCCCCCAGTCTTTTAACAGGTAAACACAACTTCTGCAACCACAAATGTTACTCCGAATTTAAAGTGAAATTATGGAGTAACGAAAACAACCCAAGATGGAATGGTGGCGAAGTAAAATTTAACTGTAAAGTATGTGGAAAGTCTTGCCAAAGAAAAGGAGGTGGCAAGAAAATCAATAAGTATTGCTCAATAGAATGTTCAGCGAAAGATAGGGGAAACTCTCAAAGAGGGGAGAATCACTGGAACTGGAAAGGAAGAATGGATTCAAGATATTTGAAAACCATAGCACCTAGACCAAGACCAGAAAAATGTGAAGTATGTGGAGGATATGGTCAAAAACGAAATGGAATTATATTAGACCACAATCACGTTACAAAAAAATTCAGAGGCTGGTTATGCTCAAATTGCAATACCGCCCTAGGATTAGTAAAAGAAAACCCTCAAACGTTAGAAGCCCTTATCAAATACATCAATGAAAATTCTCTCTGATTGACTCGAAACTCCAGCAGTGGACAACGAGGCGGAAGCGAAAGCACCGTGAACGACTAAGCGAGAGAACGGCGAAAGCCGATGCAATAGTCTGCTCTGCAAATATAACAAAATAAATTGCAGAGGTTGGCAGAAATGACCAACCTATCTCACGAGAGATATAACAATACGCACTCTAAACAATGCTACTGACACTAAAGTCACTTTGACTGTAGACCAGTGGTATGAAGTTTCCTTCGCAATCGAAGACCGTGAAGCAGCACAGGTAAAACACTCTTACTATCTCCAAGAGAGATACGCACAGGGTGCAGGTTACACTATGGGTAGAAAGTTAGAATTAGCATTAGCAGACCTTTTCAAAGGTTTCTCAACAATCGTTGGTGCTTCTACAACTAACCTAGCTGATAGTGAAATCCGTGCAGCTATCTCAGCCCTTGAATCAGTAGGAATCGACACTCAAACTGATGTCGCATTCTTCCTTTCTCCAGGAGTATTCTGGAAACAAGTACAAAACCTCGACAAGTTTAGCTTGGCTGTTAACTCACCAGTTAGCGACCCAGTAGCAAAACGCCCTCGTGCAACTTTGTATGGTATTCCAGTTTATGTTTCCCCAAGCGTTCAATACGTTTCAGGAACAGCTGGTAGATACAACGCTCTAGCTCACCGAGATGCCTTACATTGGGCTAAATCTCCACTAGGAACAGGTGGTTCACTAAGTGGTGGTTCAATGGTAGGTTCAGCAGGCGTTCGAGTTCAAAGTAACTACATCCCTGAATACCTCGCAACTCTAACAACCGCAGACTTGCTCTACGGTGTAGTTGAGAACCGAGACGAAGCAGGTGTACGTATTTTGACAGCTTCATAATTGACATTATAAGTTAATTATTGTGCTTGGGTATTAGAGGCAAATCAAAATACCCAAGACAATTTGCCCACAAAAATGAACACGATTATATCAAACAACTTAAAACGAACAAGCGAAAGAATAGACCCAGCAGGGAACATTATTGACGCTCGCACTAAGCAAATCATTAAGCCAATAGAGCCAGAGTATGTTCCAACGGTTGTTTCACAAGAAACACCACCACAAATCCTAGCAACCACCTCAAAGATAGACTCAATGATAAGCAACAAGATAGAAGAGATTATCAACCGTAAAATAGAGGAAGCCCTCTCAAAACTATAATATGCCAACAGGAATATATTTACGTAAACCAATATCAGAGGAAACTAGAAGAAAAATGTCTCTTTCTCAAAGAGGAAGAACTTTAACATCAGAACATTGCAAGAAATTATCTGAAGCACATAAGGGTATAAAACTTTCTCCTTACCACAGACTTAAAATAGGGTTAGGTGGAAGGGGTATACTAAAACCCTTCAGCAAACAACATAAGAAAAATTTAAGCATTGCCCATATAGGATTACAAGCAAAAGAAAAGCATCCAAATTGGAAGAATGGAATTACATCAGAAAATAATCTCATAAGAAATGGAATTGAGGCGAAACTATGGAAACAATCAGTCTTTGCTAGAGATGGATATACTTGCCAAAAAACTGGCATTAAGGGTGGAAAATTAGTAGCACACCATATTCTTAACTTTTCCTCTCATACTGAATTACGTTTCGCTATAGATAATGGCATTACTTTATCGGAAAAATCACACAGAGCATTTCATAAAATATATGGAATCAAAAATAATAGTCGTGAGCAATTATTAGAATATTTAAACAACATATAATGAAAGTTTTTTACATAGGTAGTGGGCTTTCTGGATGTTACAATGTTCGTTGCTTGTTTCCACTTCAAGAGCTTGGATATGATGGAGACCGAACGACTTTAATGCAATCTAGAATGACTCCAGAGAATAAAGCGAGTGCAGTGGTAAACGCTGATGTTGTTGTATTTCATCGCCCCTGCGAGGATGGAAAACTAGAAATGGCTCGTGCTTTAAAAAAAGCTGGCAAGAAAATTGTATTTGATAACGATGATTCTATGCACGATACTGGTGGACTCAAATTCACTGATTATATGAATGAAGAAAAGGTAAAACGAGGATTAGACACAATCAACAAAAACCTAGACACATTCATCACAGAAGCTGACCTTGTAACTTGCTCTACAGAGTT